TCACGGTAGTTTTCAACTTTGTTGATCTGCTCTGCAGAAGCAACCGCATCTTCCTGACCACCCAAGATAACACCATAATGATCATCTTGTGCAGTTGAACCTGATGTACCTGGACCTGTACCTTTTGAAGGTAGGTTGTTAGATACATAAAGACGGAAGCCGTGTAAGTTGTTAATAGCTAATCCGTTTTGTAGACCTGACCCACCATAATCAGAATTTAATAAGCGTGAGTCTTCGTCTTTCAAGATTTCCATAAACACAGGGTCAACTACAAGCCATCTTCCTCGTGAGTCAACATTTGCTGTATCCATCTGACGAGCCATACGTGCAATCACAGTCAACGGAGATGTCACAGATGTTGACAACGCTGTTGCGCCTGGAAGACGTGAAGCTAGAGGAATGGAGTCACCAGTTGTACTTGATGAAGCAGATGTTGTGATGTGTCCAATGTCGGACATATCTAAACGGTTAGTCTTTAAAAATTCACCGTTAATCTCACCTGATGTTGGGTGCTGTGCTGTACCTGAAGTTGTGGTAGTGATAGCACCTGCAGAAGAGTGACCTGACATATACTGAAGCAAGTCTGCATCCATTGCGTCAGCCATTTTATATGCTGCTCTGTCTGCAGCTAGGCTTACGAAATCTACTGATGCGAACTGATCTTCAATGTCATCCATTTTAAAAGCAAAGTAGTTAGCTTTGTCAATGGTTAATGAAAACTCAGCATCATCTAAGTCTTCTACGCTGATTGCAGTTTTACGCTCCAGAGCGTTGACTGTTACATCAGGCTCTTTCTGGATGCGAACTACATCACCTTGGTTTGCAATGTCTCCGAAGTAGGAGTTGTTAGTTATTGCGTTTGCAACAGATGCTTTTCTTAGGGCGATCTGCGCTTGTTTTGAATAGATAATCGGGCTGAAATTGCCGTCAAATCCGCTTTTGCCAGAGGCAACTGCTATAGCCATAGTTAAATCTCCTTTATAGATATGGCGTGAGAATAGACACTACATATCCACTACAAGAGGCTCTTGGTGTTAGGGTAGTCAGTTTACAGATAAGTTGGCCTACCTATCTGATCTGGGCCTATACTTTGAGGTAAGTCTTTTTGTGGCTAGTGCTTGTTAAAGCATACACACTAATTAAGGTGTATATGCTATAGTTTTACTTATGAATCTTTATTTGTCAAGTTATTTCTTTGACATATCATAAATAAATTTTCCTGAGCGTTGGGCTTCTCTTACTTCGTCCATACGCTTTTCATATTCTTTAATAGACATCTTAGCAACTATTGATTCGCTTAAGTAGTTAGCTGCTTCATCATGGTCAGGTGTAGTGCTTCTTTTTGTCGTTACAGAAGAGGCTGCAGCTTTGTCAGAACTAGATGTCTTTTTATTTGTTATACCCTTGTCAACTTTGTATAAGTCTATGACACGAGCTACAGATTTAGCATCGTCTACATTTTCATACAATGCATCTTGTACCCACTTAGGCTGTTCTTTAGCCCATTCATGGAATGTATCATCAGCACGTATCTTGGTGAAGTCAGGATGTAGTGCAGCTAATTCAGCTTCAGCCTTTTCACGTTTAGCTGTAACTCGTAACTCTTCTACTTCTTTAAGACGTTTGTCTATATCTGATGAACGCTCTTGTGCTTTCTTGTCAGCTATAGCTTCTACTATACCTGCTACATCAGGATACTTTTTTGACCAAGCCTCTATGTCTTTTTCTGACTTAGGTAGTACAAGTTCATTCTTAGTTGCAGACTCTAGCTGTGACTCTAGCTTCTCGAACCTGAGTTTCCACTCTTGTTCTTTATCTTTCATGTGCCGCCTGATGTCACCGTAGCGTTGCTTGAAAGTCTTTTCTTCAGCACTCAGGTCATCATCGTCATCTGCTTCTTGTGCTTCTGCTTTGGGTTCTTCTTTTTGTTTGGAATCACCTTCTGCCTGTACTGGTTTAGCTTCAGGCTCTTTGCTATCGGGTTTAGCTTCAGTAGTTTCTTCTTGGGTTTCATCTTCTTCTTCTGCATAACCTGCTTGTTTTAAAAGCTCACGCAACTCTGCTTCGTCTTTATCAATTCTTGCTTGATTGCGTATATGAGATGCGGAATGCACCTCTACTTGTTCTACTTCAGCCATTGTTTTTCTCCTTATGTTGGGGCCAGTAATTAAACTGGGTAGCCTTATAGTTATATGGAATTATTATTATTTATAGGTCTTCTATATTAGATGCGTCTTCTTCATCTACCTGAGACGCAGATTCACTAATAGTTTCTCTTTCTGCAGTCGCTGCTCGTGCTGCTGCTGTAGCTGCACGACTCGCATCCGACTGTGCCTTAATTGCTTTATGATATGCTACTGGATCATCACTAGGGTGTAGAGACTGTACAAGATTTGTTGCGTCTACCCAATTTCCTAATGTAGTATCTGACCAATCTTGGCTAGATACACCGCTTGGTTTAGGAGGTATAGGATCATTCTTTAAACTAAAAGAACCATCACCAAACCCAAACAAATCTTTTAACCAATCACCAAAGCCTCTTTCTTCTGTTGACTGCGCTTGATATGCATCTTTATCCAGTAAAAGATTTTTTAATTTAGCTATCTCTTCTGACTCATTTTTATTTGCTGCAGACCATTCTTCATCATTAAGAGTTTCGTCTATACTTGATAGTAAGTTACTTTTTTCATATTTACTAATACCTATGTCTGCAGCAAATCCTATAGGCCCAAATGCTTTAAACATAGGACCAGAAGAATAATAAGTATCTATCGCTTGCTGAACACTCTGTGGGTTTTTAAAATCTATAGGTTTATCTTTTTCTTGCTTACTTAACACCTTTTCCATTAATGTTGGGTCAACAGGATCACGATCAGAACTTGTAGATTTTTCTAGTTCAGTTTCTTGAGGTGCTTCTTTTGTGTAGTTTGGTGGTATAGCAGCTAAAGCCATTCCATTAAAGAAAGGTATATTTACTTTATCATTAATGCCACCTGGACCATAGAAAGTTACAAGCTCATATCCAGTACTACTAAGGGCTGAACCCATAACAACTTGAGTTGGGTCATTAGGATCTTGTGCAAAACCTGCACTACCAGTTGTTCCTACTTGTGTACCTTCGGGCATGTTTAAACCGCCAGGTGCAAAGCCAACAAGACCACCGAAAGCTGCACTCATTTGTTCATCTTCAGGCTCCATCGCATCTTCTTCAGCAAGAAGCTCATCATCAGTAAAAGGTAATTCACCTTGTTCTTCAATAGGTTCACCGCCTATACGTCCATTCGCTTCCATATCAGCTAAACCTACTTTAGCCATCGTGCGTAGATCTTCAAAAAACTTTACACCATAATACCTTAAAACATCCGCAGGTACAACGTACTCACCTTCGCTTAACATTACTGGTATATCATCTCGTACTTCTTCAGGTAAAGAGCCTGGGGGTACTTCATTACCTGATACTGGATCTACGTCTGCTCTAATAGATTTGAATGCTACTTCTGTTTGATCTTCTTCATTTAATGCCATTGATTTTATCTCTTAAGTATTTCAATTTACGAAGTGCTTGAATTGCTCCTTGGGAACGGTGAATATGTACTACATCTTCTGCTTGCTCTAGTCTTTTATGTTCATCTGTAATCCAAACATCTAGTTCACTACAGAATGCATCCCACTCAGGTTTATTATTTACAAATGCTTTAAGCGACATTACCAGAGAAACCTTCTTCATCTGGTGCTGGGGCTACACCTGTACCTATGTTACCTCCTCCTGCTCCTGTTGGATCTGCAGGATCAGCCCCTGCTGGAACTGGTGTTGGTCCTTCGGGTGGTGGTGGACCCATACCTGCTGCTTCAGGAGTTGGTGCAGGTTGTTGAAACCCTTTAAGGATCTCTGCTTGTATGGCAGCGTCCTGCATTGAGTTAGTCACTTTGTTAGGATCAAGATCCATACTCTTAGCTATCTCACGAATAATATAGTCCATCTTAGCAAAAGGTGCAAGTGCTGGATTAGAAGCTACTCCAAGGAACTGCATCAAGCGTTGGCTACGTACTTCGTTAGCCATCAATGACTCAGTACCGTTTGCCATAACTTCTAGATCACCTTTTATACTTTCATCAAAGTCAAACTGCATGTTAAATGCAAAGAAAGCTCTGCCAATAGGAGCTAGTAAATAATCATCAACATTCTTGACAACAGATCGTATAGAACCGTTAGCTGCAGACATAAGCATACTGATACCAGAAGCCGTTCTTCCCACTCCTTGTATTCCTGTTTGACCGTGTGCGAATGAGGGGAAGCCAGTTGATTCATCAGCTAATACCCTTGCTTTATCAAATAGTTGCATGTTTTCTGCTGCTACGTTAGGGAACTTAGTTCCAAAGATGCCTTGGCCTGGTGCACCTCCCTGTCTCCTAAACACTTTGCCAGGGTACACAGATAGATCTTGTCCAGGTACTAGGTTTGTTTCATCTATCTCAATCAGTAGATTACCAGATAATACAGCATTGTCAACAGCCATTCTCATAAAACCGTTCATTAATGTCTGTGTATCATCCATATTTTCAGCAATACCTACGCCAAAGAAACTGTAGGGGTTATGCTCATAGGGTACAGAATAGTATGGGATGCGTGTAGGTTTGAATGGGTTTAATACACAACGTAGTATTTCACCGTTAGAAATCCATATGTTAGCATTTACTTCTGGTAGATCACGTAAAGAACGTGGAATCTTTATACCGTTATCTTCTAGTAAGTCTGTGTCTATAAAACCCCAGAACTCTAGAACTTCCCAACGTTCTGTTTCAGATGGATTAGTATCATCATCCTCCATCTTCATTTCCCAATGCTTACGGATATAATCAGCACCTTTATCTATAGCTGACTGAATACCTTCATCAATAAAGTAAGGTCTACCCCTTAAGGAACGTAGTTGATTGCGTGACATTTTATGTCTTTCAACAACATACTCAGCATCATCCATGCTTGTTGACTCAGGGTCAGGATAGAAATTCCATACTGAAACATGGTTAGTCGATGGCACAGTCTTAACTAAAGGATCATAATCACCTTCTTCATCCCAATTAGGATACTCTTTATCTATAGCGAATGGGCCTTTCATTACACCTGTACCTAGCAATGCCATCTCAAATGCCATGCTGCGTAAGTGTTTAGACGCACCAGATTCGTTTAACTGATCATGTATTTTCTTTTCCATCTTTTTAGCTGCTACCATAGCAGGATGGAATGTTACTGTAGTAGGGGTTGTACCGTCACCTTCAATAAGTTTATCACCTACTGGTCCTAGCTTCTTATCCATACCACCTAAACGTTTTAGTAACGTGGTACGTGTTTCACCAGGTTGTAAGTCTGTATCAGGACCAATTAAGTATGGCTTAGGAGGAGTATCTCCAAAAGCTTCTGACAACAAATCCTGCGCTGGACCTGCATTAGGGTCTATATTAATGTGAACAGACTCTGCTACACCGTCTGGTAATACGGATGGCTCAACAGAAAGAGGAAACTTATTGTTACCAAATAGTACATCAACAATCTGTCCGTATGCAGCTAGTGTTTTTGTTTTAGTTACCTTAACAAATATCTTTGACTTTTCACTAGAAGTAAACTGTACCTCTGGACCGTATATACCACGGTAGTTACGATAAGAGCGTAGCCAACGTTCTTCATCTCCTAGTCGAGCATCCTCTGCACGTTTAAATCTTTCTGTTACAAAATCAACAGTGCTGTTTGCACTACTTAACAAATTGCTTTCGCTAGATTCAGCCGCTACTACATCATCTGTCTCAAATGATAAATCGTCTATTTCTGCCATTTAATTAGTATCCAAAAGTTGAGTCTGACATTTGAAAGCCAGAGTTTTGTTTTGCTGGGTTAAAATCCCAAATAGAACTACGTGGTCTGGTCATTATACCATAACGCAATGCGTCATACAAGTGGTCTTCCGAATTTGTATCAACGTCTTCAGGGTTCTTCTTATCAAGCGGAATCGCTGGGATTTGCGCTATTGTATTCGTGCAGGTGGAAAAGAACACAAGCCTTGGCTCTTCAGTGAACTCGTCCACCTGCAACCTACGGTGTATCTCATTCTTACCTGCAACCCTAGAGCCACGAGAGCGATCTGATGGACGCCAACGGCAACCCTTCATGTTCATTTGCTCTGCAAGTGATGGGCCAGTATCACCTCTTTTATGCCAGAGGGATGAATCTAGTACACCGTATCTTATAGTGCCATCATCAGCCTCTGCCTCTAGTATCATATCTGCTAGATCAGTAGCCGTGACTTTTGAACAATAAAGCTCTCTGTATACAACCAGTTGTTCACTTGGTGAAACAGCAAACCAAATTACTCCAGTGTAAGAGCCATAACCATAATCACACGCCCTAAACTTAGCCCATGTACTAGGTATATTCATTGGATCTATTACATGTATGCTTCTGTTAAACTCAGGAAACGCTGCCCCTTCATTAACATCCCAATTACCTTCTAGTAACTGCTTTCTCTGGTGTTCTGGCAATGATAGTAGCATTGCTTCGTAGTCACCAGTGTCTGCTAGATATGGATTATCAAACAAACTAGCAGGTATAAATCTACGTCTGAATAGTGGCTCACCTTCACGGCTATGCCCTTTAGGAAACTTAATAGTTTCACTTGTCTCAATGTTTGTAGCCCAGAAAGGTTTACCTGATGGCGCTGGGTCTATAAACATTTTCTTAACCCACTGGTGTCCGTTACCTCCAGGGTTTGTGGTTGCCCTCATGTAAAGCCCTAGTTGCGAGCTAAAGGCTGAACGAAGTCGTGACCGCATGTAATCCCAAGCGTAAGGTGTAGGCCACTGCGTAAGTTCGTCAAAGCCAATCCAGTTAAACGCTTGACCTTGGTATCGTGTTACGTCCATATCTTTATCTAAGTAGGACATCCACAGTCTACCACCTCTAGGTGCAATCCACTGTGACTTACGTTCACTCCACTTGATACCAGGTATAGCTTTAGGATAAAGTTCTTGACTCTTCTGTATTAGTTCCCTAAGTTCTTCCGTAGTATGTCGGACAAGTAGACCACTAAAGTTTGGATCATTCAAACCGTGAAGTGGGTCAGCAAGCATAGCAAAACTCTTACCACCACCTGCTGCCCCTCCGTACAAAACTTCCCTTTCAGATGCGGAGAGGAAGTTTGTCTGTGGACCTGGGTTTGGTTTAAACACTACATCTTGAGCAATGTCAACATCAAACTCAGGTGCTTTTACTTCTGCTGCTACAGTTTCTACTTCAACTTTCTTGAATGATTCTGTAGGCTCCAATACTTTCTTCTTCAAGTTTTTGGATTTCTTGTAGCGTCTTTTCGAGCCTTTGGGTAAGCTTCCGTTTAATTGTAGCTGCTTTCTTACGTTTTCGCTCAATGTCTACCCTTTTCTTTAAACCCATGTGTGATATAGAACGGCCTGTCTGTTTACTTAGCCACAGAGCAACTTCTCTGTAACTGTATTGTAGTAGATGTCTTTTTGCAAGTTCTAATGCTTCTAGCTCATCAACTATGGGTTCTAGTAAGTTTTCGTTATCAGGGTGTACTTTATATCCGAATGGCACAAGGCGTGTTGCCCTAGCTATTACGTGCCATTGTTTTTCTTCACCTTTGTGTGGCTTGGGTAATTCCCAATACCCCAAAGATTCTCTATTCATTGTTACTCGTTTTTGCCTTCCTTAGATGGTAGAATAAATACACCTCCGCTTGAGGAACCTACATCTATCTTGTCTACCTTACCAAGTCCTGCACGATCAAGCAAGTCTTTTGCTGCTGTCATCTTATCTCGTATTCCTAATTCTGTAGGATCGTACAAAGCTTGAGTCATAGCCATAGCAGCTTTAGGTGCAGTACGAGCAAACCATGTACGTGTTTTATCAGCTATCTCATCTTTAATAGATTCAACTATTACTGAAGTGCTTGAACCCTCACTGTATCCTGCAAGTTTTTTGGCAGTAACAACATCACCACCTGCCTCATCGAAGAGGACATCCAAGAACTTAATTTGTTTTTCTGTTAGTTGTCTAGCCATATTTCACCATGTAAGTTATAAAAGAAAAAATACCGATTGCAACTAATAAAATAAAACCTGTAAGACTCCAAGTTACTATAGCTTCTTGTATCTCTGCTTTACGATATTCTTGATCTTTTTTCTGTTTACGTATTCTTCCTTCAGTTGCTACAAGTTCATCCCATGCAGATGGACCCATACTAAATGAGATCCAATCTTTTAGCTCTTGTCTCATTGTTTCGGCTTTCTTCTTAGCCGTAAATATTTCTAGTGCCTCAGCTTCAACAGAACCCCCATTCAGTGCTTTCCACCAAGGAGGGATCTTGTTTTTTTGTTCAGCGTAGGACAGATCACTCATGCAACCTGCCCATTGGGTCAACTGTCCTGACATATCTTGGAGGTCTTTACCAATTGCAAAGCCTTTCTTCAAGGCATTGAACGCTACGGTAGCTCCACCGATAATTGTTACTGGGTCCACGAGCCTCCTCCAAAAGTACTCCTAGAATCATTAAAGAAGTTATTGTGCTTTTCAAAGAGCCTTACCTGAAAGTATAGCTCTCTCTATATCACATCTACCTATCCCTAAGTCTCGTAGTTCTCTGTCAGTCATTCTGTAAAGTTGCATACGTGCAATCTTACGCCTAGCTGACTCTGATCTTGCTTCTACTATTCTATTAAATAATCGTTTAAACATTTTATGCTCCTATGTTAGCCCAACCTTTTTGGGCATACATAGTTATACATAAATAATGTTAAGTTAGTAGCGACA